ATACCAAATTAACTATTTTGAATAAACCAAAGGCTATACCCTTTCAATTGATTTTTGTTAAGTTCATTCTATTATTTTTATATTATTTTCAAGGTCTTTTAACAAGGATAAGAATGAATAAAATGATACAAATGAATAGTGCGGATAATACACAATTTATTTATACAATATTTATATAGAATGGTATACACATACAAACAAAAGTTTAATAAAAAGTATAATCAAAAATTAAATCAATCTAATTCAATACAAGACATCGCAAGATTAACAGGTTATAAATTATCTGGATTACAAACAATTTATAATAAAGGTATTGGTGCTTATAAAACAAATCCTCAATCTGTTAGACCAAATGTAAGAAGTCCTGAGCAATGGGCAATGGCTAGAATATATGCCTCTGTAAATCCATCATCCAAATCTTATCAAATTGATAAAGTCCATTTAAAAAAATAATATAATAAAAGTTGTATTCTAAATATATAAAAACAATTAATATATATATAGTATAATCTAATTAGTGATGGAGGAAGCTTTCCTATTAAAAAAATTAGATGAAGGCTATTACGAGGAAGCAATACAATATTTCGAAACAGAGCGTAAATATGATATTGTAATTGATGAGCTCAAAGATTTGTTAAATGAATACAATAATATATATGCTTCAAAGAAAAACACTAATAAGCTTCGTCGTGCTATGTGGGATTTGAATAGAGAAGAAAGGAAACGAAAAAAGAGATGCCCACATTGCAATAAAGAGTATCTCTTATCAAACTATTCAAAACATTTAAAAACCAATACTCATATTAATTTATATGGTGTTATTACATATCCGTAATAAAGTACCAAAGAGAGAACAAAGGAATGCTGTATAATTCTGTATGTCATTAAACTCTACGTCCGTATAATTCATATAATATATATCTATTATATATATTAAATGTGGAACAATGAACCTATTGTAAACGCTGAATATAACAATGAACTAATTAAATTTAAACTTGGTTTAAAGAAGGATTATAAAATTTATTATCCTGTTGAACTTGAAAACATCTATAAAGAATATATAGACTTTATTAAAACTAATAAATCAAATAAAAAGTTAGTTGATTTAATAAACAATAAAATAAAAGTGGATTTAAATAAAAATAAAAAGATTATAAAAACAGAATTAAAACAGGTAACATTATATTTTTAAAAGTTTCTCTCGTCGTCTTCATCATCTTGTAAGAAATTTGTATAATGATATTGTGGCAGATATGAATACCCATATAAAACACCTCTCTCATATTGATCAGGATAAAGAGAACGACTTATCTTAAAGAATCGTGTCCCATTGTAATAGTCCCAGTTCTTAGGCTTAGTATTCATCCACGTGTGAATATTATATTCAAATGATTCGTTTTGATTTGGCTGAAAATCTTGTAAGATTCTTGTGGATTGATATGCTCCCATTATATTATTACATTATATTTAAAAAAGTGAATTTTAAATTTATTGAATATTTATTCATTTAATTGTTGAAATGAATAAATACCAACACAGCAAGATATATAAAATCGTATCATCACAAACAGACCAATGTTATGTTGGTTCAACGATACGACCGTTAACTCAACGATTCAGTGAACATATTCACCATTTTAAATATCCCCAATCTAATCATACACGTTCGTCCAGACATATAATGAAGTATAATGATGCTCATGTTGTTTTAATAGAAGAGTATCCATGTAATTCTAAATTAGAACTTGAACTAAGAGAAAAGCATTATATCAAATCATTAAACTGTTGTAATCAAATTGTTCCAGCAAGAACAGATAAAGAATGGCGTGAAGATAACAAAGAAATCAAAAGACAAAGGGACAAAGAATGGCGTGAAAATAACAAAGAAAGAAAAATACAAACAGATAAAGAATATCGCGAGAAGAATAAAGAAAAGATAAAACAAAATAAAAAACAATATTATGAGTATGTTCAATCGTGGGGTTATTACGATAATCGGTGTTATCACACTAATCTTACAAAGATAAGTCCAGATATATTTAAATAATCGCTTTATAAACTTTAATGTAATCATTATATTGTTTTATATTTTGTTTCCAGTTCTGGATACATACAAAACCGAAATCCTGATAACCTACCAACTTATGATATAATTCCCTCCCTTTTTGTTTATCTTTTCTACTTGAACCTAAAATATAAAAATTTTCGGATAATATCATTTCGGTCTCCACGATAGAAGACAAAGCATTAAACATTATAAAATCACAGTTCAGTCTTACAGTTCTAGGATAAAGCGTAAGGGATTGGCTAAGTATCATAACAGACAAACTAAAATTTTCCCCTTTGGTAGATATGTGGCGCCCATTTACGGCAAGGTCAACAATAATTTTATTGTTCTTGTCTTTAAGGTCTTGCGCCATATCATCAATAATCACAAGGGTATTCAGTTTAATCTGTTTGGATTTTGGACAACAATCATTATATTGGTTCATCATTTTGTAATTCTCCACTATTGTTGTAAGCATTTCTAAATCTTTAAATCTATCCTCTCGGGGAATAAAATCAAACCCTGCGTCAGTTTTTGAGAAGAGAAAACAAAAATTCACACGCTGGGCATTATATAATTCTTTTATTAAGTATTCTGTAAGGGTCGTTTTGCCCCCGCGGCGTCTACAACAGGCGAGTCCAATCCAACTTCGGGGTAATTCATTTATATCAAGGCTATCGATATTTATATTCATAATATATATACATATTTAATTAATAACTAATAAATATAGGTTCCTCAATTGCTTCATCAGTGTAGATAATACCTTGAACTTCTTTAAGGTCATTGACTTGTTTATTTAATCTTAATTGAATCATACGTTTCTGTTCAGTATTTTTATTTAATTCGCTATCAATACCAATCGGTTGTTTAATATCTTTTCTGTTATTTGCTTCCAATTGGATTGCTTTATCTAATAACAACCTATAATAATCAGTTCCATGAAAATATGCTCCATTCATTGATGTATTAAATATCATTCCAAATAATGCACTAAGTCCAATGGTTGTTTGTCGTGGGTCTTCGCCAACTTTATTAAGTCTTAAAATATCTTCAATACCTAATATTGATAATTCTTTAATTTTTTCATCATATGTAAACTTTTCTTTTATTAATGTCTGTAAATCAAGAGTGTATTGTAATATTTCGGCATTGTTAATTATGCTACATTGTTTTAATGTTATGCTTTTGACAAGTGAACCAATAAGAATACTATTAAATGATTTAGAATATAACAATCCTTGGATATCTCTTTCTGTATTTCTTATATCGTCGTCTTTAAGCAATTGATTATATAACTCTATACTAAACTGAGATTGTAATTTTGTAACTGTATATGTATTGATATTGTTATTTTTATTTTCACCATTTAGACATCTGGGAGTTCCTACGTGTTTAAAGCCAGATAAAAATGTAATACCAGCAAGCTCAACTGGTTCATTAAAAGGCAAATAACTCACCAGATCATCTATATTAAATATTCTTGTTAAGTTAGGACATACTCTATTATATAAATCAACATATAAAGGATCGTTCCTAACATACCGTGGACTTGCATATGTAATACATCGCTGTATTGGTATTTTATCCTCTTTAATTTTATTATCAATTTCATACAAGTAATAAAAGATACCAGCCAACCCAGCTCCAAGACTGTGACCAGTCAGAATTATATGATCAACACTTCCCTTGAATGCTTTTATTTGTTCAATAACGTCAAAATATAATTCCCTTAACATCACTGCTAGAATTCCAGGGTGAAATCTAATTTTCATATTGCTGGGGATTGCTCGTTCATTAAATCTATCATTCTGTGATAATAACGAATATGTCCATTCAGCATCCATTAGTCCGTCTTCCGTCATAATGTCAGTAATTATATTATGAATATTAGTTATAATAGTGCCTCTAAATGATACAAACAAATCATTTCTATCTTTTTTAATTAAACATACATAATTTTTATTACCAACTTTTATAATTGGTTCATCTTGCATGTTTGTTAATTCAAAATTATCAACATATACCTCTGTTGCCCAAAATAATGTTTGGTCAAAATATCTATCATTATTTTCTACATTAGTCGTTTCAATTATTCTAAATTCTTGTTTAGAAACACCTGGGAGTGATACTGCCCCTGTCTTTGCTGGTCCTGGTGCTTCTTCTGGCACTGGTTCAACTTCTATCTCTTCCATCAAATCCATAGGTATAACTTCTGGCTCTTGTTCAAATTCAGGGTCATTATCATCTCCATCATTATCAATTAATTTATTTAATAATTCTGCTGTTAATATAGCACCACCGCCTGTTTTTATTGCGGTTTTAACTTTACTCGTTGCGTCCCGTTCTTGTCTATTTCTTTCAATAGATTCATCAATCATTTCCTCGGTTGATTTTTCTTTTTCCATTAAGGGGTCTGATTCTTTTGCTTCTGCTTCATCGTCAAAATTAGGTTTGTCTTCTTCTTTTAATTTTTCTTTTGTTTCAATTACTTCATCAGGTAAGCCCTTTTCATCTTCATCAAATGTCGCATCTTCGTCAATGGCTTTATCTTCTGCTTTTGCTTGTTCCCGTGCTTGTTTGGCAAGTGCTTCTTTTTCAGCGGCTTCTTTATATAATTGTTTAACTTGTTCAATATTAGCATCAGTAATCGCCTCATTTTTTTTAATAACTTCTGGGTCAGCAATGCCCTTCGTTCTTACAATCTTTCCGTTTTCAACTTTAAATTGGATATTGTTATCTAATTTATTTAATTCTGCTACTTGTTTTCTTAATCCTGCATCTCTTAAATCATTTGTTCCTTGTTCTATACTTCTTTTAATACCTTCGATATCATATTCAAGACTTGCCTTATCGGTTTTGTTTGTAGTATTTCTTAATAAGTCTCTTGCTGCTTGAAGTTTAGAAGTTCTAATCTTTAATAAGCCTTCTTGTTGTTGGACATCATCTAATTGATTAACTCTTTTTATCTCTGCTTTTACTTTTGGCAATATATTATCATTAAATTTAAATCCTTTACTTTTAGCAAAACTTTTAACTTTTGGTAATGACAATTTAAACCCCCCTTTTGGATTTCGAGCAAGCCCTTTGCCTATATTACCAGCCGCGCTGAAAGCAACAAAAAAGGCAATATCCCCAGCAAGTTCAGCATCGCTCATCTTGCTACTCACTTCAAGAAAATCTTGGTTGCTTCCTTTAATCGCGGCGGTTAGTATTGCTTCATTACCAGATAGAATACCAAAAATACCTCTTGTATAAGCATCTGCTTTATTAATAGAAGGCGGTGGGTTCTTTCTTGCTTCTTCTATTAATCTTAAACGTTCTTGTTCTTGTCTATTAGCATCACTGTCTTCACGTCTAACCATTTATAATATATATATATAATTTTATAAAACTAATAACGAACCAAATCAACTCTATCAAATTCAAAAAATAAATCAATGCGTTTAATATCACCAGCGGCAGCGACTGGATTGGGTTGTGCTTGTGTTGGTGCTGCCATAAATTTAGCTTCATCGCTCCCTCCATATTTAAATGTCTGTACTCTAAAAGACAGGGGGATATCTTCACTGTCTAAATTTTGGTCATAATTTTGATTATTAGTATTCTGGAATTCATCATAACATAAAAATATCATGTTATTGCGCACAGGGCTTATAACTTCATATCCAGTAATAAAAGAAAGATTAATCGCGACACCGCCCTCATTGACTTCGGCTGTTGTAACAGGTTCGCTTTTAATAGATACTCTAACCAGTTTAAAATTTTGTCCGTGTATTTCACGAGGTAAGTTAATTACTTCATCGTGCTTCACTATTTTCACATGCAATATCGCCATTTTTGTATATATAATACATATATATAAAAATAATAATAAAATAATTATTTGATTGATAATAAAATAATTAATAATAATAAATTTCTTTGATGATTTAACTTAATTACTCAGACTTAAATTTATACGACCACTTGAACTATTAACACTATAAAGCGCCGCACACCGCTCAACAACAACAGCCTTATAAACAACAGCAGAAGTGCTAATCGGTGCTGTAAATTTAATAACTATTTCAGGGTTACTCATTTCACGAAGAGAAGCCATATTACTAAGTTTATCATTAGTAAAATATCCAAGAGGCAATTTAACTACACGCTCATAATTACCAGATGAGGTAACAGTATAATTGGCTTCAGCTGCCCAACCATTTTCATACATATTAACATGGTGTAATTCTTCGGCAGTAAATTCACAAATAGACTGACCACTGCTTTTAAATTCAACACTTATAATTTCTTCAAGTCCAAGAGTTGCAGTGGCATCAATAGTCTGAGGATATACCATACAATAAAAATCTTCAACACACTCAGTGGATTTAAGTTGAACAGTAGCAGTTTGGACACTCGTCCCCGTCTGAATATCAACAGGTACCGTATCTGGCGTCTCATCTACAAAACGAGATGTAAGTATATTAAGTTCAGGAGCATCATAATTTTCACTGATTGTTTTAGCAACTTGCGACTCAGGCATGTTAATATAACGAACTTTAAGAGCGCAATCTTTAACCGTCATTGCACCACCAGCACCCGCAGCGACACTGAAATTATTACCCCATACAACAGTCAATTGAAGAGGTTCAAGGAATGAAGCATCGAGACAAGTATTAAGATGGTCCTGAAAACAAAAATGAAGAGGAACGGTATATTTCTGGTCTTCTGGGGTGGTCGCACTACCCGAACGTCCTCTGATACAAGTTGCAAGAACTGGATTAAATTCAGTCTGAGTTAGATTACTAAACTGAGCACGGAGATCATCACGAGTTAAACTGGCGATAACACGAGACGAACACATAAGGTCAATTCTACTAATTAATTTTAAAAAATCATTGGCAGGAATGTTATCTGTTTTGGCTACTTTAACACGAGTGTAATTAAGAAGAATTTGAGATATTACACCATATTTATTAAGTTGAAAAGTAGTAGTTCCGTTTTCTGTAACATCGTTACCTGTTACTGGTGTAATCGGAGTCCACGACACTGCATGAGCTGGTACGATCTCCTTAGTAGAATATACGAGAGGATTACGGACGGATTCGCTTGCTTCAAGAGTAGCGTTAAGAGAACTATTTGCGAGAGAGTTTAACCAAGATTGAGACATTATTTATAACATTAGTTTAGAAAATAATTTTGGATAAAATACGCTATTCTAATTTAATTAATTAATTAATTAGTTAATTAGAAATCGGGATTTTATGTATTCAATATAGTGATTCTAATTGTTCCTGAGTAAGTATCCGTCCCACTGGGAACACTGGGAAAGCATAATTTAAAATCTGTTGTAGTGGAACTAAACCCACATATATCAGGCTTAACGAAGCCTGCTGGAGATTTTATTATACTAAAATTACCATCGTAACGGTTCATAACTGTTCCAGTAGCAAAATTAGGATTCAGGAAAGGGAAGTCTCCGCTCCATCGGAAGTTTCCATAAACACCAGCACTATTAGTAGGAACTCCTATTATAGTTAATTTAAAAAAGTTATTTCCAATATTAGCAAGAGTAGAAGTACCACCACTATTAACATTTGTCCATAGAGCGTTATGACTATTAAATAGAACAGTAGGATTATCATCTATAACAGCATTAGTAAAATTATAGGTATATTGCTGTGGTCTAAATAAATAAGCACCAAAATTAAGAGGTATATCATTTTTTAAATCAACACTTGCGTTTTTAATCGTTAGTGTATTTCCCCCTAAATTATCTTGAAAACGAACTTCTCCCGTTGCGGTGGGTGCTTTAATTTGTAATACATCGTCTAAAAGACCCCCAATGTCCTGTTTTAAGTAATAACGCCCAGAGGCAGTGCCTAAATCAAACTGGGATGCTTGTATGCGTCCGCCATTTAAAACGGTAGACGGTATTAATTTAATATTAGGATTATCTCCATTACTTGGGTTATATTCGCTACTTGTTATATAAACTTCAACTGGTATGCCTGCGGCTTGGGCTTGCGTCGCTGCGATTTGTAATATATTATTCGCGGCGTTGCCAGGGGCGTTCGCTTCTTCAAGAGCCTGTTGAATATTCCATCCATTCGTGCCACTCGTTCGTGTGTTAAATACTCTTGCTTTACATTCGTTATTAGCTCCATTGTCGCATGAAATTTCGCCACATGTAATTTGTGTAGTGTTATTGATTGTTTTGCTTTCAATATTACCAGATTTATTTAATGCTAAATTTTGAGTAAATAAGCCCTGTGCGTCTCTTTCTCCCACGCTTACTTTTTCGGCGAATTCTGTAATATTATCATTAAATTTATTAGCCCCCGTGAAAGTATTATCAGCGTCTTTTATAGCAAGTTGTTTATAATTTGTATATGACGTATTCGTAGCGACTCCTCCAACGATATCTCTTTTAAAAATATCAGTTCCATCAAAATAAAAATTTCTACCACTTACAATATCACTTGTCCCTGTTGTCGTTTGAATATCTCCCGTTGTTGATAATGTCGTGGCAGTAATATCTCCAATAATATCAATATCACCAGTGCCTGTAATAGGAAGAGACGCTCCCCCTCCTCCACCAGGTTCAACACCATTAATTAAAATTTTATGAGCTGGGTTTCTGTGTTCAATATTTACATCATTTGTGTCGTCATTTGATAGACCGATTTTTAAATTACTCATTTTGAAAACAGAAGACATTTGTATATATTAATATAGATATTTTAATCTGACAGGTTTATTTTTAGGAGGTCGAGCAAATTCATTTTGTTTATATTCTTTTTTATAAGTTTCAGCCTTAGTCTTAGGCAAAGCAAGTTTAGTTATTCTATTTGGTTTTTTACTTTCCTTATATACATCACTGTTGTCAGTTGGAATGAACTGATAAATGGGCTCTTTTTGTACACTGCGACCGCCTTTGACTTCGTATGTGCCGATGTCATTAAGATTTTTATCTCTCTTTTGTTCTGGGTCAGTAACATTTATAATCAAATCATCTGGTCTTAACTTAGAAGCACTCTGTGTTAATAGAATTTCATTGACCATTTTTTTAACATAGTCTTTACCATCAATAACAACACCAATATTTTCATTTTTTTTATCAGATGATTTAACACCAAGTTTTGCAACGATACGTTTATGCATATCCAATACAAGTTTTTTACTTGTTTTGCTCATAGATTTATAACGTGCTTCTTCGTCCTTTAATGCTTCTCCAAAATTAGAAAAGAAATATTTAATATCATCATTGAGTTGTTTAACAGTTTTAAAATCACTTGAAGCACGTGAGTTGGGGATATCACTTAGTCGGGTAAGTTTAACATTTTCAACATCAGTCTGTTTAAACTGTTCTTTTGAAGATTTTGATTGTGGTAGAAAATCAGGATTCTCTCTTAACAATCTATCAAACATTTCTTTTTGTGCCTTCTTTACAGATGTGCTTTGAATATTACTTTCTTGTTCTTCGGTTAATCTATCTGGACTCATTACAGGAGGGGGCTGGGCAGTTGAGGCACTACCGACACGCTGTGATGTTGAAGGACTACCAATAAAACGTCCACGAGGCTGTTGTTGAGTTGTTCGTTTCATACCGCCTCGTGTATTTGCCATGGCAGTGCTAATATCAACCTCTTCAACATCATCAACCACATCAACCATGCGTCCAACAACAGGCTCGTCTTCGTCGTCATCTTTGTAACTTTTAACTATTTCCTCAAAAGTTATTTCATTATTAAACCATTCAATTGCGTCATCTTTGTCGTAAGGTATTTCTGCTTTTTTTGCTTTTTTTTTATATTCTTCAATAGCAAGTAATTTTTTTGTTCGTTTATCTTCTTTTTCTTCCTTTGCTTTTTCTTTTCCTCTCATTTTTTTATCTTTATTTTCTTTACTCATTTTAGCCCTCTCCATTGCTTCCCTTTCTTTCTTTGCTTCTTCTTCTTGTAATATTGTCTGTTGTCTTCTTAATTCCTCTTCATTAATTTCTTTTGATTGTTTACTTTCTTTTAATTCTTTTTCTATTAATGATTCACCACCTCGCACATTACCAAAAGGTTTCTTAACTTTTAATCTCGTGAACAGCGCTTCTATTGCTACTTTTTGATTACCACCACCTGATTTTATATTACCTTGTTTATCAAATAATATTTTTTTAACATCTTTACGTGCAATATATTCTTGAACTCGTTTATTATCATCTGCATCAAACTGCTTGTCGCCTTGATATGTTACAAGTACATTTTTGTTTTTATCTTTTTGTATGTTATCTAATTTTACATATGTTCTCAAAAAGTCAAAAACTTCATCTTTTGTTAGTGTATCTGTCATATTATATAAAATAAGAATATATTTTATTTTATATTTTTTTAAAAAAAAAGAAAGAAGAAGATTTATTTAAGTTTAATCAAATTCTTGAATGAGGTATAATTAGGATTTTTAAAATCTTGTAGAGAACTGTTGTAATCCATATTAACAACACGATTGTTATTTTTAATATTAGCAAGATGCTCCGAGTGAGTCAATGCTTTGGCATTACCAGATAAAGCGACCTTACCGCCTCTTGAAAGCCCAGATACATCAGTTAAATCTCGTTTAATCGGTTGGCTTGATGTAAGCATTTGCCTAAGGCTTGGATAATTTAGTTTAAGTTTACGATTTCCTGCTGGTTGTGCCTTCGCGTATGCTAAGCAGGTTAAATATTCTACTTCACTAATTTTACTATCTTTAATCGCTTTCTTTGCTTTGACTGTTAGTTTTTCAGGTGCTTCAATGCTTGGTTCTCTCTTGCCGTTAATAGACATCTCTCCAACAGATTTGTTAATATCGTTAGTAGTTATTCTCATTTATACTATAATTAAATATAATAAATTTATATAGTTACAGGGTTCGGGTCTTTCGTTCCTCCGTCTGGGTCTCCTCCTTGAAAATATTTATCTTTATCTTTAACTTTAAGTGTTACATCTTCTGGTGCTTCCTGTTCTGGTTTCTTCATGTATTTGTTTTTAAGTTTAATCTGTTTTTCGTTTTGGTATGTAGGTAGGTCGTCAGCAATGACACTGACTGCAAACGTTGGTTTTTTTAACATATATTGAGCCTTACCATTTAAATAACGATAAATCAGTCCACTGTTATTGTTAGAGCCTCTAAGTTGAGAATATCCCCTAATTTTGTTATCCATTTTATATAATAGAATAACATAATTATTTTATTATATATTATATAATGAATTCTTCTGTATCAATGGAGACAGAGGCTAATGATATACAGCGACCTCAAGATATTAATGTGAATGTTTCAGGTGAAAACCTTGGTACAATTTCGGTGTTTGTGAGTGCTGTTTTGCTATCATTAGGAGGCTTTATTGCTATTGTAATGCAAAATGTTAGAAAATCGCGATGTACAAATATCTCATGTGGTATTAGCAAATGTACTCGTAAATTACCAGATGATGATGATGAAGACAGACCCAGCGATTTGAAAGTTTAAAGGTTTAAATCTCGTGGTGTTAATTGATAGATTCCATAGAACCAAATAATTATTATGACTAATATTAAAAAAATCATTCTATATTATATATATGGATAATAAAGAATTATATAAACCGTTTCCAAGCAAAGCCAAGAATAAAAAATTTAGTGTGTATGTTATGAAGGATGGGAAAAAGAAACTTATACACTATGGAGATAGTCGTTATGAAGACTATACCCAACACAAAGATGAAAAACGCAGAGAAGCATATTTAAAACGTGCTAAGGGCATTAAAGATAAAGATGGTAATTTAACTTATAAAGATAGGTCAAGTCCAAACTATTACAGTGTGAGATATTTATGGGCTGGTTAACTACCGTACCAAGATTTTGAGATTTCAAGCGAATGCCCACGATTATCACACATCTTATCTAACTTGCTATAACTATTCTTGTCTTCGAAATGGCTACGAATGATTTTGTATATAATCTGTTGATTTAATTTAATATCTAATCCTGTCAATTTTGGTATTATATTGCCTATAAATCTGTTAATTGTTATATTAGTATAAGGTATACCCTTCTGTGTATTTATTACCAGTTCATTTAATTTAATAAATGGATTCTTCTTGATGATTCTTTTGATAAATGGATTTGTAATTTTAATTAGTTTCTCACCATACCGACCTGCTGTTTTGTAATCATTCCTTATATACATCAGATTAGCACCATCAAAATATAAATAGTTCCCCTTATCATCTAAGTCTTTTTTATTAATATATCTAATAATCAAATCCATATTTCTTGTATTGTATTTGACTATTAAGAATAATACTAATACATAAATAGCATTGTAATCTTCTGCTTGTATTGTCTTCATAGCATTATTTAGAATTGCATTTAGTTGTTTGTAATTCATCACGCTAATCTCTTCTTTGTTTTTATCCTTTTGGTTATTCATCTTTTCATTCCGCCATTCTTTGATAGTATCACCAAATAGACTTATATCATCATCTGGTTTTAATTTAGAAAATATACTTAGTACTGTGCTTAACCAGTCTATTTTAGATTTCTTACCTAATACAATAACAGCATCTAATATTAAATTCTTATCAACATCTAATAAAGTCTTTGTATTCAATTGTTTCAATAGACGACCATACCAATCCCTATAACGTTTCTTTGTATAATCACTCGCTGTATTCATTTCAATAAACCTATTAATTTCCATATTACTCATTACTAATTTCTTATTAAGATTTTATATATATATATTAAACGAGTGTTTATATATTGTTTATTACAAAAGTGTTAAACAATTGTATATATATACAATATTTTAAAAAGTTGGTATTAGTTATAATCTGGGTACATTTTTGGGTACAACTGGGTACAGTGTGGGTACATTTTTTGTACCCAGCACTTTTAACTTGAAATCAAGATAAATATATGTCTTTATAGGTATTCTTCAAGTTCTTCTTATCAATAGATTATTTTGGGTACATTTTTTTTTATAAAGTGGCAAAAAATAAAATGAAAATATAAAAATAAAAAAGATTTGTAAATAGTTTTAAAAAACTGTACCCAGATGCCCCAAATTGTACCCAAAATAAAACTAATACAAAATTGGTATTACATATTATAAATTAAATAAACAATCTTCTTCTTCTTCTTCTTTAAAAACAACAACTGGTTTTAACTTGTATCCAACTATAACATTACGAATATCTTTGCGTACATCATCACACCAATATTTATATCTTAATCTAAATGGAATAAATGGATTGCTATCTAAATCATCTTTGAATGATTTTTTTGTTAGTTTGTCATTTGTTTCTGCTTTATAAGTATTGTAAAGTTCATCTAATGTAATAAAATCATTTTTTGAGTTTGTTTTATCATAAAATTCATTTAATACATTTAACACCGCATCATTATCTTGTAGGTATTCATCTGTTCTCTGTTTAATACTATCACATACATCAATGCTTTGAATATCACTATTATGATTAATCAATAACATAAATAACGAGTGTTTAATTTGCTCCCTGTATTTATCTGTTTTGAATTGTGTATTACACATTTGGATATATGGGTCATCTTCATCTATTTGTGTTTTATCGGTTGTGTAATATGATTTAAATCCAACATCAACAATCCTGTCCGCGGCGGCTGTATCCACGCGAGAATTAAACGAACATCGTTTATTACATTCCATGATTAGTGTTAATGACAATTTTGTTTTTGTATTTGAACTATATAACTGTCGTGCATTGATTTCATTGCCCCCAGTTATTTCTTTGATAGTTGATAAGGATAAACTCTTTTTTTCATCTGGTTCTCTACAAACGACAAATCGTTTATTGTGTAAGTTTGCTATTTCTGGGTTAGCTCCCGATTTTGTTCCTGCGAGTAATACATTACTTGGCAATGTATATCCATAATCACCAAGCATATTTAATACTGCTTCATGTAATACACCTTTACCATTTCTACCCTTACCATTTGCTATAATAAATTTCTCCAATGTTTGTCCATACATACCAGTTCTTAAAATAGATAAATATGTATTCCGTTCATCTTCATCTATAAATATAGAGTTTAATAGTTTTTGTGCAATATCTGGGTTTGCTTCCAAATCAAGGTCGTATCCTGTTGTTAGTGTATTATAATGTTTCTTATCAAAAGGAATCTGTTTATTTGTATAGAGGTCATAACACACATTGTTAAAACACAATATATTTGGTTTGCTGTTAAGTTTCTTATTTTGTTGAATACTCAAAGTCTGTTTAAAGATATCTAAGATATTCTTACGCAATGATGATTTACCTATTTCTCTAAGGATATTTTTTAATGTATTTATTTTTTTAATTATATCAAATTTCTTATCTTCGTCATCTGTGTTATTATATTCTGTTTCTGTGTCTGTTAGAATACTTTTATAATGTTTTTGTAGTAAGTTATAAAAGTATGCTTTCGTTTGATTGTCTTCAAGTTCTTCCCACCATTTAGAATTAAATCTATAAACAATATTGTCCTGATAAATCCAGTTGTCACCAGTTAGATTTAAAATAATATTGGTATAGTCTTGTTCTGTTAGTGCTTCGGTTGCTGTATGTTTTTTTAATATCTTCTTATGTTTCTTTTCATTGCTTAATTTAGAATAATAGAATAGTATTTTACATGTAATTGAATTATTTGATTTAATTGAATTATATATTTTGTCGTTGTTTGTTTTATCATATTTATCAGGTGCTTTCTGACTAATTTCATCAGCAACATTATCCATATTCAAGTTCTTTAATGCGGTCATGATTTTTAACCAACAGCTGTATTCGGTCAAGTATTCAACTTTAATATTATCGGCAAGTTCTTTAAAAATCAATTTATCCGCTTGTTCTGTTTGTTTTGGTGTTTGTGTTTTCTTAGGTGATTTTCTTGGTGTAATCAGAATTTTTTTAACTGTTGGTCTTTCTGTTTTAACAATTGTGTTCATATCAATGGGCTTAACATTTTCAAATTTACACATCGGTATTTTAATATAATCAGGAGATAAGAATTTATCCATTTTAACGATTGCGGGTTGTCCTATAAGCAATTCAATATCTTCAAATTGTGTTTGTAATCGTGTGGTTGTTCTTTTCAAGTTAATATATTGGTCTTTGTTTAAAATAATATGTTTCCCTTGTTGTTTTGTCATTGATTTATAATAAGGGTATGTATTACATAGGTTTGTAATCATATTATTCATTTGGTTGCCATAATCAACACCATCTTTAAAATCAACATCAATAAATACATGTTTAGATGTATCAAGCATAACATAACCATCTGTTTTAATAAGACTGTTCTTTTTTAACTTTTTTAAATCTTTGCTTGTTCTATCAAGAAAATCAACATTTTTGGTTTTATAACCATCAATGTTTAAAGACATGTATTTAATATCATTTTCTTTACAAAAAGTTTTGAGAGTATTCATTATTAATATAGTATATATAGAATGGTTTTAAGTATTTTATAAATCAATTTTTTATTTTTATTATATATATTTATTTATTATATATATTTTTATTTTTCATTGCGTTTCATATTTTGTATATGTTCCATTGCTTGTTTGTGTTTCTTTGTTTCCAAATGTTTCTTCATGTTATTAATATTAAAGACAGCACCACAACCAGGACACGATACCTTTTTGCTATTGCACTTTTTACATGCTTCTCTACGTGCTTCAAGGTTTCTCGCTCTATATGCTCTCCCTTGTGCTTTTCTTCTTTCTTTAATTTCTTCTTCTGTGTATGTCTTTGTTCTACCTCTGGGCTTTTTAATGAGTATTTTATTATCACTTTTAGAATTGTTAATAATTTTATTATCGTTCATACAGATTATTATATTGTATATTGTTTAAATATGTTTTAATAAATTTATTAATCAATTTTTATTTTTATTGTATTACCTTCGTTTTACATTACAAGAAGTACACAATATATTTCTAAATAAACCTGTGTTATGGTCGTGGTCCATACATTTATATGTTAATGTGTTATGTCTGTCTATGTTAGGTATTCCTGTATACATTGTTAGGATACAATTACAATTTTCACAATTGGGTGTATTTAAAAACTTATCATATAAAGCATCAATATCATCACATATTAAACCCATTCGTTTCCAGTTCGCTATTCTTGATACTTTCCTACCTTTTTCGCTTTTTTTATATTCTTTTTTTTTTTCTTTACATATTGGTCTTCGTTGGTATTCTCTTGCATATGCGTTTACTTTATCTTTATGTTTTTCACGATATTCTTTTGATTTTTTTTTACCTTTTTCGCTTTTATTATATTTTCTTGCATATAGTCGCCTTTCTTCCCTTTTAACAACTATATTAATCATATCATTAAGACAATTACTAACGTCGTTATAATCAGTTTCATTAATTAAATTCATTAAGTATACAAGTTTTTATTGTTTTAAGCAATTTAATAAATCAATTTTTAATTTCTTGTATAAAAAAATGGTGTATTATTAGCAGGATTAATTTGTATCTTTTTATTCATTCTTATCCTTGTTAAAAGACCTTGAAAATAATATAAAAATAATAGAATGAACTTAACAAAAATCAATTGAAAGGGTATAGCCTTTGGTTTATTCAAAATAGTTAATTTGGTAT